GCTTCTCGGTCTGTTCTGCTGCTGCGCTCACGCTGCTACTCCCATCGGGGGCGGCGCTTGCGGAGCGGCCTCCATCCCCGGCACAGGCGCGGAACCAGGCACCACAGCCGCGGGCGGACCCGGCGGTGCGGGCGGAGCCGCTGCCTTGATGATCTTCTGAAGGCCCCGCATGTACTGACGGAGCAGGTCCGCGTTGAAGTGCGGGACGTCGTTCGCGAGGGCGTCGAAGTAGCGCTGTGAGACGGACACGAGCGCCGCGACGGGGTTCAGCATGTAACCCTCGGGGTCCGAGTAGCCGCCACGCTTCTTGAGGTCCGCGTCGTCCTTCGCGTCGAGGTAGCGATCGATGAGCCGCTCGACGTAGCGGGTCTCGCTGCTCTCGCCATCGAAGTACGACTCGAGGTCCGGCATCCCGATCAGCTCGGCGTACTTCTCGCGCGGGAGCATCCCCATCCCGTTGAGCTGCTCGACGATCTGGAGCCGCTGCGCCGGGTCACGCGAGAGAGCGGAGACCGGCGCGACGCGCACCGTGTACATGTCCTCGTCGAGCGAGGCTTCCTTCCACTCGACGGTTTCGAGGAAGCTCTTCCCGGGCCACTTGGCCATCAGGTTCGGGTGCTCTTCCGCGAGGTCCCGCGCGGCCAGCATCGTCATCTGCCCGAGGCGGACGAAGAGCAGCTCGTAGGCGCGAGCGCGGGGCAGGAACCGGACGCTCTGGATATCGTCGAGCGTCTGCATGGCCACCGCGGCGTCGACACCGGGCTCCTTGCGGCTGCCCGCGTGCATCTGGCTGATGCCGGTGCCGATCTCGAAGTAGCGGTCGATCTCGGTCTGGAGCGCCGCGGTCTCGGCGGGGCCGATGGGCGGGACCTGCTCGACCTTCGGAATCTTCGAGATGTCCGTGACCTCGATGACCTGCTCGTACTCGTTCGAGGTGAGCGCCTCGGACTGCACGACGCCGGTCTCGGTGTACGTCTTGCGATTCGCGCACAGCCGGATCCGCGCGTGCAGATCCGTGGCCATCTCCTGGATCTTGTCGTGCTGCTGCGCGCCCTGCTCGACAAGGCTCATCCCGTAGATGCCGAATGCATCGAGCGACCAGACGACCAACGCGAACGGCGGGATCGTCCAGGTGAAGTCTTCGGAGAGAATGCAGCCGCTCTCGCAGGCCACGACGTGCTTGCCCATGCGCTCGTCGCTCTGCGCAAGCTTCCAGCCCTCGCGAACCTTCACCTTCCAGACGGCGCGCGCGGCCCGGTCGTGGGCCATGATCTTCGCGCTGCCCTCGAGCAGCTCACGAAGCTTCTTCTCGCCCTTTTTGGTGCCGTCGCCGTACATCGAGACGGCTTGCTCGATGTCCAGCTCATGGACCTGGAACCACTGCTGCGGGTCGCCGTCCTCCGCCTCACACGGGTCGACGAGCACCTGATAGCAAGGCACGCGGTCGTACCGGACACGCTCCTGGGCGTAGTCGACGGTGACCTTGATGACGCCAGCCGGGACGATCTCCGCGTCCTTGAAGACGTCCTCGCCCAGCTCCCAGACGTCGGCGTAGCGGGCGCCCTGACGCTGGTGCATCTGACCCTCGACGAACTTGTCCGCCTTCTTGGCGCGGCGCTTCGTCTCCCAGTCCGCGCCGGTCGTGAGGAACATCGGCTTCGGCCGCTGCCGAGACGCGATCTCCGCCTGCCCCGTGTCGACTGCCGAGCGCGAGACGTTGTAGCGGTCGTCGTGCCAGGTCGAACTGGTCGACTCGGTGGGCGACGTGATGTCTCGGCCTTCGTAGCGCGAGCGTGCCGCGAAGTAGCGGGCTCGGAGCGGCTCGCCTACGTCCTTGGCGAGTGCATCGGCGAGTGCGACCAACAGCGTGGCCGCCTCGTCCTCGGTCTCCGCGTCGTACCAGCGAGCACCGTGCACCCGGGTAGGGTCCCGCTACGGCGCGGCGAGTTCTTTATAGGTATTGGATAGGGTAGGACGGAACGCCCGTATTCCATGCGCTTCCGTGCAGTTCTTGCCGTGCCGCCGGCTCGCGGTTAGGTTTCCCAGCTCATGGTGAGGTGGATCCTTCTCGGGGCTACGTTGGCGCTGGCGTGCAACTCGACGGACGGGGGTACGAGCGCCGCGCTTCTCGACGACGCTCCCCCGGTGCAGCAGGACGCGGGCGAGACGGTGGACACGAATGCGGGGGCGCCGCTCGAGGACGCCTCGCAGCCGACCACTCCGCTTGCCGACCCTCCCGAGCCCGAACCGAAGCCCTTCGAGCCGCCGCAGTACCATCCGCCCGGAGATCGCGAATGGGTCGACCACGGCTCGTGTTGGCTGCCCGTGTACGTGACGGGGGAGTGCGTGTGCGGCGTGGGCACCGTGTGTCTCCGCGACTGCTGGGACGACCCCAAGCGCGGGCCGCAGGCGAGTGCGTTCTGCTACGACGCGGGCATCCCCTAAGCCGCCAACCGAAACGGCTGCCGCCTCTGCTTCTTCTTGATCTGCCGCCCGAGCTCGCGGATGCGTGCCGCGATGAGCGCCTCGCTGTGCTCTTTCGTCCCCGGCTTCGGCGGCATGAGGTCCGGCCGGTAGCCGAGCGGGTGCGCGCGGTAGTTGTACAGCGCCGCGTCGCAGAGGTCGTCCACGCACACCTCGGAGTGGTCGTCGCGGTCCTCGTTCCAGGCCACTGACGCCCATTCGGCCACGAGCGGCTGGCAGAGGTATTCGGAGAGCCGGACGGTCCCAGCGACCAGCCCGCCACGGAGTGCGTGAATGGCCGCCAGCTTGTCCCGCTTCTCCGCCGGCTCGCACGGAATCTTGTGCCGAATGCGCAGGTCTTCGACGACCATCTTCCCGAGGCCGCCCTCGTCGACCACGATCTTGTCCAGCTGCACCTCGTTCCGCACCTGGTCGATCTGCGCGGCGATGTACTCGATGGTCGAGATGTTCGACGTCGGCTTCCGCGCGTACCAGGCCCGTTCACAGTACCAGTACGGCAGCCCGATGTGCGACGCGCCGAGCACCATGGCCGTGTTGTCGACCATCCCGAGGTCCACGGAGAGCACGCGGTACACGCGGTTGTCCTCGACGGGCATTGAGCCGAAGTTCTTCGAGGCCGCGAACGGGTAGATGAACGCCGTGTCGTCGCGAACCCAGCGGCCCATGTACTCGCGCACGTACGTCGGGTGCTGAGCGTCCCAGGCGTTCTCCTGCATCTTGCGCGCGAGGTACTCGGCCCCGGGCACGTGCGGATTGTCGAGGCACGTCCACGAATGCGTCGGCCACTTCCGGTCACCCGCGGTCTTCTCGTAGAAGTAGCCGGCGGGGATGAGGCCGGGCGAGCCGGACAGCACCAGCTCCCCGTCGTGGTCCATCAGCGCCGGGTCGAGGATGTCTTCGACGAGGTAGCCGAGCCACGACGGGAACGAGCCGGCCTCGTCGATCGCTACGCGCCCGTACGGTGAGCCGCGGAGGTCCTCGCACTGGCTCTGGTCGGGGCAGCCTGTGACCCAGATGCTCGAGCCGTTCGCGTGCGTGGCGGTGAGCGTCTGCTCGGCGAACGTGAACGGCAGGTTGAAGCGGGAGACGACGCGCTTCAGGGTCGTCCACAGGATGCGGCGGGCGGCCTTCTGGGAGAGCGCGATGTAGACGTTGATCGAACCGGGCCGGCGCTCGCACCCTTCAATGAGCCACGAGACAAGGCCTTCCGTCTTGCCGCCACGCCTCCCGCACAGCGCTGCCTTGCGCTTCCGCGTGTCCTTGACGAACGCGCGCTGTGCGGGGAAGAGCCCGGCGATGTAGGCCGGCTCGGGGCGCGTGCGGGGGGTGAAGAGATCCAGGGGTTACCCGCCGTTCTTCTCGGCCCACCAACGCTCGCGCAGAGCGCGCGCCTTCGCGTCGGCGATGTCTGCCTCGCGCTTCTTTGCTCGCGCTTCGAGTACTGCGACAAGCGTCTTAACCCCGCTCGAGTCGCCGGCGCCGGCGCTGCCTACTAGTTCCCTGGCGAACGAGACCGCTTCGGCGAATCCCGCAGCGATCCCCCGGGCGTAAATCTGCTCAGCCAGGTCGAGCGGGTGAACAATCTCCTCAACGGCGCTCACCTTGGCTGTGATGGGGTTCGGTCGCCGGCGCAGTTCCTCTTCGAAGCAAGCAACCGCGTAGCGCCAGCGCTCCTCGTCCACGTTTGCGTCGGCTCCGATGTGCTGGTCTGGCGCCGAGCATTCACCTCGCGGCTTCCGACACTTGAGACAGACCCGGATGTAGCTCACGGGGCGGCCTCCCCGAACGCCTCGAGCGCCGCTTTCAGTGCCCGCAGCGCGATGGCCTCGGTGGGCGCCTCGAGACCGAACAAACCGCGCACGTCGTTGCCCGACGGTGTCACCGGCTCGCCCGCGTACGTGTGGAACGCTCCGTCTTGGGTCTTGTCTATCCGCACGCGCACCGTCGGCCCGAGCACACGGAGCGCCAGGTCGCGGCACTCCAACAGCGGCCGATTCACTGCGTCGCGGGCGCGCTCCTCGTCGGCCGCAACCTTCTTGGTGAGTAGGTCCAGG